TATCTTTATTTTCTATTAGTTTTAAAGCAAACGTTTTAGGAGCTGTATCAGATAATAAAGTAGGTGAAAGAGTTAAAGGTATTAAACAAGCGTTTGATGATCTGGTTACCGCTATTAAACCAGTTGCCTCAGCAATAGGTGGATTTGTGGGCGTATTAGCTGGCGGAGCCGTCAGCACTGTTATGAAAGTTGTACAAGGTATAGCAGATGGATTTACTAATGTTGGTGATTCTGCTGATAAATCTAAAAAGAAATTAGATTTTACTGCGATATTCGGAATAATCGTCAAACTATCACAATCTCTTAATGATGTATTCACTGTTTTGGGAGAAATCGCAAAACCATTAGGCGAAATAATTGGTTCGATTGCATCTGGCGCTTTTGAAGCATTCAGCGATATTATCGGACTAATTGTTGATGGGTTAAAACACTTATCTGGCCAAGCTAAAGAAGCTAGTGATAAGACTAATCCATTAGCAAAGGGTCTAGAATCAGTAGCAAAACACAAGAAAGCTTTAGAGGCTGTTGGATTAGCAGTCGGCGCTATTGCTACGGCTATGATCGCTGTTAAAGGAGCTGTTAGCGTGTTTAAGCTCATAAGCGGTGGAATAACAACCGTTCGTATTGCTACAATGTTGCTGGGGGATACTTGGAAAGCCCTAAACGCTATTATGAAAGCCAACATATTTGTAATCATCATTACAGCCATTGTTGCTTTAGGAATTGCTTTCTATGAGTTGTACAAGCACAACAAAAAATTCAAAAAGTTTGTTGATGATTGTGTTGATGCTGCTGCTGACTTTTTCAAAGGAATCGGCAAATGGTTTGGACAAGCAACAAAAGCTGTCGGGAAGTTCTTTAGTGGTTTAGGAAAGTGGTTTAAAAACATAGGTAAGTCAATCGGCAGCGGATCGAACGCTGTCGGTAAATGGTTTGATGGACTCGTTAAAGGCTTTGTAAAAGGGTGGAATAAATTTGTAAGCACCGCCGTTAAGTTAGCTAAGGGATTTGGTAAATTATTGTTGTACGCCCTTGCAGTACCTGTTGGTTTAGTTATAGTAATCACGAAACCGCTTGTTGAACCGCTTAAAAAAATATTTAATTCACTGATAAAATGGATTAAAAAAGCATGGAGCGGTACCGTTAAATTTCTATCTAAAATTTGGGAACCGGTAGCAAAAACTTGGAATAAAGCTTGGAAACTAATACAAAAAGCATTTGAGTTTGTGTGGAAGATTCTGTCTAAATTTATAAAAAACGAATTTAATTTTTGGAAAAAGTTGTTTACCGTGACATTAAACTTCATAACTAAGGCATGGAATAAAGCGTGGAATGCGGTATCAAAAACGTTTGAATCTATTTGGAATGGAATTAAAAAATTCTTCAAACCCATCATTAATTGGTTCGGTGATGTAATTTCGGATACATTGAAAGCAATCAAAAAGATTTGGAATAAAACTTGGGACTCTATTTCTGATTTCTTCAGAGACACTTGGAATGGAATGAAAAAGTTCGGTTCTAAAGCCATCAACAGTCTGAAAGATACTTTCGATGACGTTCTTGGAAAAATAGGCAAATCATTTGGAGACACGTGGAATGGTGTTAAAAATGGTTTTAGCGACATGTGGGACGGTATGAAAGATTTAGCTGGTAAAGGTATCAACGCTGTTATCAAAATTCCTAACGCTGGTATAGATGGTATCAATGGTTTAATTCACGACTTTGGCGGACCTAAAAATGCATTAGGAAAAATACCAAAGGTTAAGTTTGCCAATGGTACAGGTGCGATTAATCAGCTGACACACGCTATCTTAAATGATGGCAATGACAGTCCTGAAACAGGTAACAAAGAAACGTTAATACACCCTAATGGCAAAATGGAAATAGTTCAGGGTAGAAATACCGAACGTCTATTATTGCCGGGAACAGAGGTATTAAACGCTTCGGAAACTGCCATGATGATGGGTATGAGTGGTGCTAAACACTTTGCTGGCGGAACCGGATTCTGGAGCAAATTAATATCGGGTGCAGGTTCTACAATTTCAAATGTTGCTGGTTCTCTATGGGGCGGTTTGAAAAACGGTGTCGAGAAATTTACCAAGATGTTTGGCTATATCACAGGAGCAGTCGCTAACCCAGCTGGAACATTAGGAAAAGTCATGAATCTTAAGAGTGGTGGTGTTTCAAATGTTATGGACGGGCTAGCAAGCGGAGCTTATAAGAAAGTTACTAATCAAGCTAAAGACTGGTGGTCAACACTTTGGAGCATGGCTAACGAAAGTTCTAATACTGGCGGTGGTGAAAAAGGCGATGATTATGCATTCAAAAGCAAGTCAAAAGATAGTGGAGTAGATCCTTGGGGATATTTCTATCGTGAATGTGTATCTTTCGTAGCTAGCCGATTGAAAAATATGGGTGTTAGCGCTGATTTATTCAGTCACTTAGGAAACGGTGCTGATTGGGTAAATGCTAGTGTTCCGCATTCAAAAACACCAAAAGTAGGTGATGTTGCTGTATATGGTGCAGGTTCAGAGTTTGGTAATCACGCTGCCATGGTTACAGGTGTTCAAGGCGACAAGATAAGTGGTGAAGAATATAACTGGAGCGGTGACGGTCAATACCACACCTATAACGGACGTAAAGCATCAGGAGCTACTACATTCTTAGACTTTGGTAGAAGTGCAGGAGCTAAAGCCAAAGAGGTTGCTACAAACAACCCACTATCTAAGTTAATCAAGAAGCAAACCGGTGGCATGATGGAATGGATTCAGAAGTTTATTGCTCCTATCAATGACTCATCTACTGGTGCTGACAATGACGTTCACTCATGGTCTGGAGATGTTAAGAAAGCTTTGAGGAAGCTAGGTTTGAGTACATCTGGTTCAATGGTATCTAAGGTATTAAAGCAGATTCAAACTGAATCAGGCGGAAATGCCAGAGCCAGAGGCGGTAATGATGGATTAGCTGATGGTAATGCCACAGGTTTGATGCAAGTTAAGCCTGGAACATTCAAGGCATATGCAGTAGACGGTCACGATAACATCATGAATGGCTATGACAATATTCTAGCTGGTTTAAATTATGCTAAGCATCGTTATGGTAGTGATTTATCATTCCTAGGACAGGGTCATGGATATGCAAACGGCGGACGTACGAACGGAATTGGTGTTGTTGGAGAAGTCCAAGGAGAAGATGAATGGGTTACTAACCCAAATCGTTCCACAGCCGATACAAACATCATTGGCTCAATCAAAGAAACGGCTCAAAAGCAACCTAATAGCTTTGCTGCTAAATTAGCCGGAGTTATCAGTGGTGCAAAGAGCGGCATGCAAGCAATCACATCTCAGCAGCCAAGCATAACGGGTTCATTTGCTATGCAATCAACTAATGGCGGTATTGATTTGAGTGGCGACGTTCATATGACGGTGCAATTAGATAGCGGTGAGATTGCTAGGGCTACCTATCCCAAAATCAAGGTACTACAAAACCAAGAAATTCAGATGAAAGGACAAGCGACTGGTAATACTTATGCCTACTAATTACAAAGGTTCAATCATAATTCAAAGACGTGATGGTACAACTTACGATCTTGAAAAAGAAGGAATACACGTCGTAACATTTGACCCGCCTTCAGCTAACTTTCAACACACTTACACGCAAATTGGTAGATATGGTGCTGAACTGTCTGATAGTCAGATTCAACAAACTACCATACCCTTAACATTTGATGTGTATGCTCGAGATAACTACGATTACGAATTACAAAGGCTCAAAGTGCTACGAATATTTAGTAGTACAGAGCCTTTTTATGTTATCAATATGCGTACACCGTTTTTAAGGTGGAAAGTGGTTTCTGAAGCATTTACCTATCCAAGATTAGGCAATTTCTGGAAAGCCAAGAGTGTGGCGATTAACCTAGTGTGCTATGACGGATTGGCTGAAAGTACAGCTACAACATTAGATCCGTTTACCTTTGATGGTGGAACCTATGGCATTGGAATGGGTATACCATTCGATACACCAAAGTATACGTTCACCAATCAAACTAAATTTAATTTCTACAATCCGTCAATCATACCGTTATTGGCTAGTGAACGACCAGTTACTGTCACTTTCAAAGGTAACGTAGCTAGTTCATTGACTATTAAAAACACAACTACCGGCCAATCATTTACGTATAAGAAATCATTGAATAAAAACCAGCAACTAGACATTATCGGATTAATTCCGATGGTAGATGGCACACAAAGGTTTGGGAATGATTATTCTGACCGTAGCTTTGTTGACTATGCAATCGGTAATAATGCTATTGAAATTGTTGGCTCAACTGATTTTACTATTTCATTTAAAACGAGGTTCTACTACTAATGTCTAATGTTATATACGTAAAACAAATATCGGTCGATGAAACACCAGCTATCGTTTATAACCTTTCAATTACAGAAAGTTTAAACGAATTAAGTACTGTCTCTTTCACATTAGATGATAGTGTTCAAAATAAAGCTGCAACACTGATGATGTCACCACAGACAATGGTGTTGGTGCCTGAAACTGGCCAGTGGTTTAGATTGACGACCGTTAATCCAATTTCATTGGGTAACACAAGGTCATATCAAGTTGCCGGTGTTCACGTTGGAACAGATTTGCATGATAAGTACGTTGAGGGTAGATTATCAAACACGCGAAGCTTGGACGCTTGTATGAAACATATCACTGATGGAACAGCGTTCAAGTATGTTATTCATGATACATTCAGCAACTATTCATTTAGTGATGGTTTTGGTGGTGATTTTGCAGACAGCCTGTTTATGAACACGTTGAAAGATGATTTTGGGTTTGAATTTTATTTTGACAATTGGACTATTCATATTTACAAGAAAATAGGTCAAAGTGATCAGTTTGTGTTTATTGATGGGTATAACGCTCACAAAATATCTTGGACGGAAGATTACAGCAACATTCGCACCAAAATAAAGGGATTAGGGAAGCAAAATGATGACGGTAGTTATGCAGCTACCGCAGAATACACTAGCCCTAACGCTTCTATTTGGGGTGTGAAACAAGCCGCTACTGTGCAAGATGATAGATTCACGGATTCTAGTTCTCTGTCTAGTTATATCAAAGGTCAATTACAAGATTATCCAATTATTCAATACACAATGGAACGTGCTGAGTTCGAACACGGAGCAAAACTATCAGACATAAATAGTATCAAAATGGGTAACTCGGGTCTATTAAAAGATAGATTGGGCGTTGACGTTGATACTAGGATTGTCGGAATGACCTATTACCCGCAAGATAGCAAACAGACTGATACCATCACATTCGGGAACAAAATATTTGATTCTGCTCACAACTGGGCGATGCAACAAAGGGCAAAAGACACCAACGAACATATCGGAAAGTCGGTTAAGCAGCTAACACAAGATGTTACATCAATGATGAATAATGGTGTTTGGTATATATGGAGTTAATATGACAGATTGGAATAATAAAAGACCCGGAATAGTAGAAAACGTTAGCGCGTTAGGAATAGGAAAAGCTATTTATGCAGCCCCTGACGGCAACAAAGAAACCGCAAGATTACTGATTGCTGCTGACGGTTTTCATTTTAAGCCTACTGACTTTGACGACTTGGTCTTACCTAGCTTGTCTTTTGAGTCACCTAAAGGGACTAAATATGGCTTGTCCTTTGATAATACAGGCTCACTACTGATTAACGGCAATAAGTACACGGAACCAACTAATCAAGATGATGAAGTCATAAAGGGCAATAAGACTTATGAAGGTCAAACCAAGTTGTCGGGTGGATTACAATTACTGTCACCTAATGGCACGGTGTTTAATGTCAAGGTAGATGATGACGGTAAATTAACAACAGAAAAGGAGGTCAGCGATGGCTCTACAAACAACAATGTCGAACAGTCTGGATCAAAATCTTAGAGACCAATTAGACGGCAATTTTGGTGAATTGGACAAAGCTCGAACTAACATTAATGGTTATGAGTTTAATACTTTAGCCGATAGATTAGATGCAATTGAAAAAGTAGCTAAACAGTTAGGATTGCCAATTGACCCTAGAGAAGAAAGTGAGGAACTAAATGGCTAACAAATATGCAGTGGTTGATACGCAAATCAATCAAATGAATGCCACTCTGATTGAACAGCTGAATGGCAGACAAGGAGACGGTGGTAGAGTAGTTTACTTTTCAATCAGAGACGGAAATTCACCATATGATATTTCCAATAAAACTATATCAATTATTGCAAAAGATGCTCAAGGTAAGGTTAAGGTAATTTCTACGGTTAATAATATCATTAGCGCAGTAGGAGGTCTTTTCAGTATGGTGATACCATCTGCGCTATATCAAGCGTCCGGAAACATCGAAGAGGCATATCTTAAAGTATATGACAATAGTAACGTGGTCATAACAAGTATCCCTATTACGTTCACCGTCTTGGCCAATAATGTTATTTTAACGTCTAACGCTTCTTCTAATTATATCGACAGTGTTCAAGAAGCTGTAAACCAAGCAAATAAATTAATTTCTGGTATTGGTGATAACGTAAAAGCTCAAAGCCTTGCATACGATGCTTTGAAATCATCATTAGCATTAATGACTACTGAAATTAACAGTCAACAAGTTGCTTTAAAAAATGGTGATAACTCTTTCAGTGGAACAAACCTATTTAACAATACAGCAACGTTTTCCGTACCGATTAATGGGGCTACCCAATCTCGTTACGCTTTAGATTATTTTAGTGACATCAATAAGGTAATAACCAATATGAAAACTTATGTTGGCCATTATTTTGTGGGTAGTGTGCCAGTGACAAACGGTCCTAACGGAAATATCCTTTATGCAGTAGTTGAGGTTATTGCTGGTAATACAAGTGCGACTGGAATCATTAGAGTTATTAGCCAATTCGGCGGTGTTCAATATACTGGTTTAGTAGACGGCGGTGTACTAAAAAAATGGGTAGCTAACGCTGACGATTCAAATACTGTCCATAGAACGGGAAATGAAACAGTTGCCGGTAATAAAAACAATACCGGAATACAGACCTTTACCCAACCGATTGTTGGAAGCGTAGCATCAAGATGGACTAGTATAAAGGATGTTAATTTGCTTGCCAGTAGCATGACTACGAACTCTGGAATTTGGTATGGTTCAACAACAACAGTCGCTAACATGCCAAAAGATGGATACTTCTTTCTGGAAGTCCAACCTGTACCAGGCTCAGAGGTTGAAGGATTTGTTAGAGTAACCTATATTGGAGCCATTGGATTGTATATTGGTAAAGTTTCAAATGGTACATTAACTTGGGTTCAACTTTATAATGATGAAAATGCTGATAAAACGTTCATAAGCGGAAATTATGGGTTACGAGTAACAACTACCGGAATACAAAAAACATCAGACGGTGGTAACAACTGGACGAATATATAGGAGAATATTATGGCAATGACAATTACGACTCAACAAACAAATTCAACGCTTAAAAATACAGATTCAGGGCTAAAAATAGACACGATAACAGTCGTTGTTAATTTTAATTCGGAAGACAATTATTTTGGAGGACAGGTTGTATTAACTGCGAAGGATGATGCTATTTCATTTAACAATACAATGGATGAAATTTCGGATATGGCTATCAACAAAGCAAAATTGATGATTTCTGCGGCAACAAAACCAAATTTTAATGTATAGGGGGTCAGTATATGATTAGTTATGGTAATTATAAAAGAGTTGTTCTTGTAAACAATGATAATTCCCTTAAAGCCAACGAAAGCTATGAAAAAATTAGATTTAAACTTTATGACGGTCAACAACAATTAAACGTATCAGACGGCAACGCTAAAATAGTTATCAAGAATAAATCTGGGTATTTATTTTATGTCAATACGGCTATTGTATCTGGAGAATTTGTATTAGATTTTACAAATGAACTTGTTAAATCATTAACCCCAGATGATTACTTTTTTCAAATCGACGTAAATATAAGTGGGTCTATCACTAAATATCCCGATAATGATTTTGTGCCATTTAAAATCAACGTAAGCGCATACGGAACTCAAGGGAAACTTGTTCCTTACATTAGCTTTGAACAAGTTTTAGATGAAGTTGATACAAAAGTAAATAACTATTTGTCGACTGTTGTTAAAGGTGATAAGGGCGATAAAGGTGATTCCGGTAAAGATGCTGCTCAAACATATTTAAGCGTGGTTGATTATGGAGCAGATATCAATGGCGTAAACGATAGTTCTGACGCATTTATTAATGCCTTGAGTGATTCAAAAAACAATAATCATTATGCTGTGTTTGTGCCAAAAGGAAATTACTTAATATCAAAACCTATATTGATTGATGACAATAGGCTTTTTGGGGAAAATAAAAATCATACGATTTTAAAATTAAATAATTCTAGCGCAAGCATAAAAGTCGGTCTAGGGAGCACATTGAGTGACTTCATGATTGATATTTCTGGTTCAGGAGATGGAACAATAGCTTTGGAACTTGGCTGTGATAATCAAAATATCGGAGACGTAATTCAATATCGCTCTGCTGATTTTTCTTCCATTGACAGGATAGTTATTTTGGATGACGGGAAACATACAGAGACGGTCGGCATATATGCTAAGCCGTCTTGGCTGGTAGACACAAGTGGTAGTAAAGGTGTTTGGGGTAACTATATTCACGACATTCAAATGTGGTCTGTTGGAACCGGCTTACTATTAGACTCGCAAACAAGAGGGTGGATAAATAGTAATTCGTTTAGAGACATCAACATTCGAGGTTTTCAAAAATTTGGCGTGTCGTTAACAGCGACTCAAAATAATCCACTTGGTATTTCGCATAATGTGTTTGATGCTATAACGGTAGAAAGTAGGGGAACCACTCCCGTTGGAGCTACCGCCTTTAATATATCGGCCGGAGAGTATAATTTCTTTGATCACTGTTCAACATGGGACGATGCAGGAGGCGGAAGAAATGATGTTATCCAATTAAATTTCAGTACCTCAGTTGGATATCCTAATCCCTACGATATTAGTAACAACAATTTTGATAATATGGTCATTGAAAATTACGTGACAGGGAACAGAAAAATAATTGCATTAAACAGTATTGATGTATATACGATAAACGGAAACAATAATCCTAAATATCCCTATTCCAGTATGATGAAAAGCCGAAATTCTGGTATTGATAAACCGTCAATTATGGGAGGATTAGTGCAGCAGTTTATTGAAAAGCCTGATTTATCTGTAATCAACTTCTCGAG